TCAGGAGAAAAACCAGGAAAAGAAATCTTCTTTGGCGAAGATAACACATATCAATCTATATTAGAACAAAAATACGCAAAATGTCTTGATAGTTTTTTTGATTATAATTATAAGATTATGATTGACGAAATATGGTATAACTGTTATACGGACGGAGAATATCAAGAAGAACACGACCATTTAGGTGGGGCAGTTAATATAGTTCACTTTTCTTGCATACATTTCTTATCATTTGATAAAAGAAGGCATATACCACCCAAATTTAGAGATCCAATTGATCAACTAAGGAATCTATCCATAGAATTGGGTAGGAATAATTATCAAGACTGTTATCATCCAGACATTGAAGAAGGAGATTTTATAATGTTTCCTTCATATCTTCGTCATTCTGTTGAACCCTGCATTTATACCCCAGAATACCCAAGAATTACAATTGCTATGAACATAAAAGTACTAGAATACGGAGATCTGAATTATGCTTATTAATGTTTATGATGACTTCTTTTCTTCAGAAGACTTTAAATTTATTATAGAATATTGTAAAAATGCTTCATATTATTATGGAGAGTATGATAATGAACCAGAGGTTTTTGATGAAAAATATTGTACTGGACTTGTACACGAATTATATTATTATACTGACGAATTACCTTTAAAGGAAAGTACTTATCAATCTGGTGGAGGTCATAATAAATTTATAAATCAGCAGAGACTATTTGAATTGTTTTCCGATTCGATTGAGAAAAAATTACCAGAATATAAACCTAATAACATAACACGTCTTTATATTAATTGTTTTGCTCCATCCGAAAATCCATACTTTCATACAGATGGAAAATCTGGAACAACATTTTTATATTATCCAAATTTATCTTGGGATTTGGATGATGGTGGAGAAACTCAATTTTTTATAGACGGAGAATTGTATGGAGTTGCTCCCATTCCTAATAGAATGGTTTGCTTTGATGCTAATGTTCTGCATAAAGCAACTTCATTTAGAAATAAGCATAGATTTTCTATTGCAATTAAGTATAACATACATCTTGATCCAGAATGGAAAGATTAAATTATTTGATATTACTTGACAAGATTGTGAAATGCCTGTAGAATACCTTTGTGGTTGTTGATAAGGATGTATGAGATTTACTATAGGTATTGGTAATCCTCCATATGGTGTTGGAGGTAACTTAGCAATTAAATTTATTAACAAAACATCAGAAATTACTGATGATATAAGGTTTGTGTTACCAACTTCGGTACGCAAACCTTCTTCTTTGAATAAAATTAAATCTCATCTTCATTGTGTTGTTGATGAAGATCTAGATCCATCAACATTTCCCAATGGTATTAGTGCTGTTAAACAATACTGGGAAGTAAGAAATACATCTAGATTTCAGGTAGGAGTTGGTGAGATTCCTATGATGAGAGAACATCCAGACTTTGAATTTCTTCCTTATGAACAAAGATTTGAGGCAGATGTATTCGTGGGTGAATATGGATCAGGACCCAGTGGTAGAGTCAAAACAGAAGATTTTACTCATTATGCAAAAGGACATCATTTTCTCAAAGTTCGTTCACCAGAAGTTATAAAAAATCTCGTCGAGTTTGCACCTAGGTTTAGAGAGGTTGCTTCGAGTTGTAATGGAAGACGACATTTTGGAAAGAATGATTTAATCTCGACGTATATTAAGTGTTTGGAAGAAAGAGATGGCAAAGAATAAACACAATCTAGAAGTTGGATCGAGTATTGAAAGATCCGACGAGAGAATCAAAGAGACTCAAGAAGTTTTTACTCCCACAGATCTTGTTGAGAGTATGATTGATGAGATTTCATTGGAGATTCTTCAAGATCCTAACAGCACGTTTATTGATAACTCGGCAGGATCTGGAAACTTTCTAGTGGGATTGAAGAATCGTCTGTGTCAGTATCACAGTGAGCAGCACGTTCTAGATCATATGCTTTATGCCGTCGAAATGATGGAAGATAATCACAAGGAGCTTTGTGAGCGTCTAGGTGTATCTGTGAATCATCCTCATTATGTGTGTGCCGATGCTCTGGAGTATGACTATTCATTTGGAAACCTTATCGGTATTGAAAAGTTTTTCTAATGTGTCGGGGGGTTGACGGATCAGAGGTTTCATCGTATATTAACTGAGTGGTTGAGGCACACTGCCGAAACTCAAAATGGACACATTGCCGAACTTAAGATGACTTTCACTGATTTTAACATTAACATTCCTTCAAATTATCAACCGCATCCACAAGATGATGCAGTTCTTCGCCTTGTAGAAGAAATCCGTTCTTATCCAATTCCTGATGATTACGAGACTCTGGAATATGTTGAGACTCGTGCAATTAACGTGAATACCGTACAGAAACCCGGTAAGGCAAATGCCGGACGATTTAAGGGCATCACCAAAGAATCATATGAGCGAGTTGATCGACAGATGTCCCGTGGGTGGAAATTTGGTAAGCGCCCAGCATCTATGATTGAAGGTGAAGACTGGTTGGTAAACGGTAACCACCGCCTTAAGTGGTATCGGGAGAACGGATATTGCTGGATGCCAGTTGATATCTTCCGAGTCAAAGAAGGATTTGATGTCGACGATGCAGTTGATGAGGTTGGTATGCTTCACCAACCTGATCCAGAAGGAACTGCTCCTTCTTTTGAAGACTATAAGGCACGAGGAATTCTTTTCGTTGAGCGAAAGAAGAATTCGGGTATTGACATCACTCCCGAACTTGTGAGTGCCTGGGTTGAAAAGTTTGCCGCCAAAGAGACCAAACTTTCCCGCACTAATCTGAAGAAGGCAATCTTCAACAACACTGGTAAGAGTGCATTTCTTGCTTCCATTTCTAGGAATGAAGCAGTTGACATGCTTGTTCTTGACAAGGGTTTTGTAATCCGCGAATCTGATTACAAACTTGACGAAACAACTAAGGTTGTACACCGCCTGTATGAGGCAAGTCAGAAGGTTTTTCTCCGCGACTTTCTTCCTATCTTCTTTGATGCTGCCTCTAAGGGTATCAAAACTGTTGTTCACTTCTATGTGACAACCTCTAACGTCAAGGATGGTAACGATCTTCGGAAAGTTGTTGAAACGCGAAAGCAAGAGGTGTACCGAGTAATCTCTTCTCTTGAAACTTTCAATTTGGAGAATTCTTCTCTTCGCAACTATCTGGAGTTTGGTTATCGTGCTCCTCAAATCTGTGGAATGGACGGTGAAGAACTGGTGAAACTCTGATCCACTTTCATAACTGGCACAAGGGGTCCTACGGGACCCCTTTTTCTGCTATAATAGTCCCATACGCAACTGAGATCCGTGCTTCAACTCCGTCCTCACCAGCAAGATGCCCTTGATGCTCTGCAGAACAATGCTAAGGGCATCTGTGTGTTTCCTACCGGCGGTGGTAAGACCAACGTTGGTATTTTTGATGCCGTTAAGCAGTTTGAGAATGCAACCAACAAAGTGATTGTTGTGGTTGCTCCTCGCATTCTGTTGGCAGAGCAACTCTCTTCCGAGTATCTTGAGTTTATCACCAATGCTACTGTGATGCACGTTCACAGTGGTGAGACTCATCACTTTGCTTCTACCAATCCTTCCAAGATCAATTGGTTTGTCAATAGCAGCACTCAGAACAAACTGATCTTCACCACCTACAACTCTCTTGGTCAACTTGCCAAGGCAGATGTTGATGTGGATACGATCTACTTTGATGAGGCACACAATAGCGTTCAACGTCACTTCTTTCCTGCCGTAGAGCATTTTGCCGCTGAGGCAAATCGCTGCTATTTCTTTACTGCTACCCCCAAGTATTCTTCTGTGGTAGGTAAGGCAGGTATGAATGATGCTGATGTTTATGGTCAGATCATTGCTAAGGTTCCTGCTCCTCAACTGGTGCAGAACGGTTACATCATTCCTCCCAAAGTGATCGCTACTCAAATGCGCCTCTCTGTCAAGGGTGAGGATATTGCTCAGCGCGATTGTGAGTATCTGCTGCAAACCATTCAGGACAATCCTGTGGATAAGATCCTGATCTGTGCCAAGGCAACCAAGCATATTATTGGTCTGCTCTCTGAGACTGATTTTGCCGATCAACTGGCAGAGCAAGGTTACTCCGTGATGCACATTACTGCTAAGCACGGTGCATTCATCGATGGTGATAAAGTCAACCGTGAGGTGTTCTTCGATACTCTGAATGAGTGGGGTAAGGATGCAGACAAGAAGTTTGTTGTTCTTCATCACAGCATTCTGGCAGAAGGTATTAACATCTCTGCTCTGGAAGCGGTTGTGTTTATGCGTTCTATGGACATTGTGGGCATCGGGCAAACGGTGGGTCGGACCCTGCGTCTGCACCCCCAAGATGCCGCTGGGATCCGCTCTGGTGCCCTTGTGGCAGGCGATCTGGCATCGTACACCAAATCCTATGGTCTGGTGATCTGCCCCACCTTTGACAAGGCATCTGCGGGCACTGCCCAGAAGGTTCAGAACGTGGTAGACATCATCTTCCAGCAGGGTGACGTGGCAGTTTCCACCATCACCCGCTGACGATTGGGGAAGTGGCACAGTGCCCTTCCCTTTTTTTAACTTTTGCCTTATAATACTTACATAACCAAAGGAGAAACTTCAAATGAAATGCCGTGTTCAACTCTATGTTGCTGGTAAAGTCTTCTATGAAGAGGTTCAAGCAAGCAACTATGAAGATGCCAAGCGGACTGCAATTGCTCGCAATCCGACTGCTAAAGTGATGGGTGTAACTGCCGTATTCTGATTATGTCACGCCGTTGGACTGCTAAATGCTGGATGGGTTCCTCAAGTGGATATGTTGATCTTGAGGTATCTGCTGCCACCCTAAATGGTGCCAAGGAGCAACTTCAGAGTATCTATGGTGCTCAACAGATTATTAATCTTCGTGAGATTAGTAACAGGGGAGGAGGATCATCATCTGATTCTGGTGCAATGGTGGGTCTTGCTCTCATTGCTGGCATAATCTACCTTGTAGTTACATATTGGCCTATTGCTTTAGGTCTGCTGGTTCTTTACATTCTCTATAAGATTTTTATGTAATGCTAAACATACAAAACTATGGCATTCTAAATGCAAAACCCACAGAACCTTCCGGATATGTAACCAAAGATGGTGTGTGGGCAGCAGTTCCTTGGGGTAAACGATTTGTTATTCTTCATAATGGACAACAAATACACGATACAAACTCTCTTAAGAGTGCCAAAGATTATATCACAAAGCAAATCAAAGTAACTAAACCTAAAAAGACCTCATCTTCATCATCTCTAGAGCAATTTCTATGAAAAAACTTGCCTTGATTTTACCGTTTCTGTTT